GTTTATCTTATAGTCAATCTTTGGATAAACTTAGGAAGGCCACCATTAACTGGATTATGGAACCCCTAGGTATTAATACTACCTGTAAATATTTAGACAAAAAATTCTGGCTAGATGTAAGCGATCGCTTAATGTATGAGGGCAAAGCACCAGAATTAATCTCCACCAAGACGGCACGAATGCCAGCATTTTTCGAACATGCAAATACAAACCTCCCGCAGTACGCTTGAACCTATCTTAGGTCCGAATGTACAATCACTTCTTATAGAAATGGAAGAAAAATTTCCACCTATTAATCCACATCCTAAAGAAGAATTAGCCAGCATCATGTATAAATCTGGGCAACGCTCTGTCATAGAGTGGTACAGAGCTAGACTTGATGAGTAACACAGCACTCTATTTCGTACCAACTAAAGATGTTGGTTATGTATGGGATGGAGTGAAACCTTTAATAGATAAAACTTTAAACCGACCAGACGACTGCCTGAACACAGATGATTTCTACACTATGATTGTAGAAGGAACTGTCAGGTTAGTTGTCGGGTTAGAGTTAAACTTCTCTGGAGATTTTAAGTCACTGAACAGTGATGATATAAAATGTGTTGTAGTCTGTGAAGTTTCCGAGTGGCCACGTTTCAAAGTATTAAGCATAGATATTTGGACCACTGCATCTGGTGAAGACTATGGTCACTGGATGAATCAGTTCGAAACTATTGAAAACTATGGCAGAGATAACGGTTGCTGCGCAGTAGCTGCAGTAGCACGAAGAGGTTTAGCAAAAAAGCTCATCCAAATTAATGGATGGAAAGAAGAATCTATTTTAGTATCAAAAAATCTTTAAGGAAATGATTAGATTTAAAAGTAAAAGGAAGACACCTCAGTATACAGGGCCTACTCCAGAAGAGGCAGCTGCACAGGCAAGGAAAGCAGCAGAAGAAGCATCAGCTAAAGTAAGAGCTGAGAACGAAGCTGCTATGTCACAGATGCAAAGTAAATTAGATGCTGTACGTAAAGCTCAAGGTCAAACCTTCAAAGGTTCAAACCTAGCAAGTCAGCAGAAAGGTTTAAGTAGAAGCCGCATGAGTGAGAAGAGAAAAAGAGCTAAGAGAACTAGTGATACTAAGATAACTTTAGATCCTAGTGCATCATATGGCGCTTCATCAGGAGGAATTGAAGTATAACTATGGACAAAGCACGCACAAGATATGATAGTCTTACTAAACACCGTACACAATTTCTCGATGTAGCTGTTCAATGCTCTAAGCTTACACTTCCTTATCTCATACAGAATGATGAGGGACGTACCGCACATATAAAACTAGATACACCTTGGCAATCAGTAGGTTCTAAGTGTGTAGTAACTCTGTCAGCAAAACTAATGCTGGCATTACTACCTCCACAGAGTACCTTCTTTAAGTTCCAAATTAGAGATGACAAATTAGGAGAGGACTTCCCACCTGAAGTACGCTCTGAACTTGACTTAAGTTTCTCTAAGTTAGAACGTATGGTCATGGATTCAATCGCTGCATCCAGTGATAGAGTCACCGTACACCAAGCTATTAAACATCTAGTTGTAGGTGGTAACGCCCTTATATACATGGGCAAGGAAGGACTTAAGCATTACCCATTGAATAGGTTCGTTGTAGAACGCGACGGTAACGGTAATATTATTGAGATCGTAACCAAAGAAGTTATTAATCGGAATCTTCTACCCGATGCCTTAAAGGAAATTGAATCCCTACCTAATAGTCCTGGTGACGTAGGTGGTGGCATTGGATCTAGGAATGAAGAGGATGTTGATGTTTACACTTGTGTTAAACTCAGAGGAAACAAATGGGTATGGTATCAAGAAGCATTTGATAAGATCATACCAGGATCACAGGGTAAAGCACCTAAGGATGCTAGCCCATGGTTGGTACTAAGATTTAATACAATTGATGGAGAGAACTACGGACGTGGAAGAGTAGAAGAATTCCTTGGTGACTTCAGGTCATTAGAGGCACTCTCTCAGGCCATCGTAGAAGGCTCTGCAGCAGCTGCAAAAGTAATCTTTACAGTATCACCCTCAAGTACAACTAAGCCTCAGACAATCGCTGCTGCAGGCAACGGAGCTATCGTCCAAGGACGACCAGATGACATCGGTGTTATCCAAGTCAACAAAGGTGCTGACTTTGCTACCGCTGCCCAATTAATGCAGGATTTAGAACGCAGATTGCTTGATGCTCACCTTGTCTTAAATGTTAGACAGAGTGAACGTACTACAGCAGAAGAGGTACGCCTCACACAACTTGAATTAGAACAACAATTGGGTGGGTTATTCTCACTATTAACAGTTGAGTTCCTAGTTCCATATCTAAATAGAAAACTTCTTACCCTTCAAAGGAGTGGTGAGATACCACGTATACCTAAAGACTATGTGAACCCTACTATCGTAGCAGGTATCAACGCTTTAGGACGTGGACAAGACAGAGAAAGTCTTACACAATTCATTACAACTATTGCACAGACCCTCGGACCTGAGGCTATGATGCAATTCATTAATGCTGATGAAGCTATCAAACGTCTAGCAGCAGCACAAGGTATCGATGTACTGAACCTTGTTAAGTCTATGGACGATAGAAACCAAGAGTCAGCAGCAGCAGCTGAAGCTGAGCAGAACATGGAGCTTACTAAGCAAGCAGGTCAATTTGTTAACTCACCTATAGCTGATCCATCTAAAAACCCTAATGCAGAAGAAGTAGTCGATGACATCGCAAGTCAATTCGAGGGCGAAGAATAAACCTACCCGCCCTAAAAGAGTAGCAACAAAAAAACTTAAGCCTGAACCAAAGGCTGAGTCTAAATTTGAAAGCAATGAGATTGCTAAACCCACCTCTTTCGATACCAACAAGTTTAAGTATGCTCAAGAAACTAAAATTGGTGAGCCTACTATCCATCCACCAGGTGGTATAGTAACTACAGTTGGTCTTGGAGGATTGAAATCAGAAACTAATTATGGCAATAAACCTAACGTATGATCCTTCTAACGATCCTGATACCATCGAAGCTGAAGACCAGCGGGATGCAGAAGCGTTAGAAGTAGGAGAACAACTAGCAGAAGAGCAAGACAAACTCCTTGCTGGTAAGTATAAAGATGCTGAAGAATTAGAGTCAGCTTACATTGAACTTCAGAAGAAGTTAGGTGGTGATAAACCTGAACCTGAAGAAGACACACAAGATCCTCCTGAAGCAAAGGAAGAAGTTGATGAAGAAGATCCTTTTAAGGATGATGTAAATGCTCAAGCTATCTTCCAAGCTTCTAATGAGTATGATGAGAAAGGAGAGCTATCTGAAGAGTCAAGGGAAGCTCTCTATAAAATGGATAGTAAAGATCTAGTCGACGCTTATTATCGTATTCAAAACAGCTTACCTGAAAGTGAACCAGATGCTGTAGAGAGTAAAGGTTTATCTGATGCAGATATAGATAGTATCCAAAGTGCAGTAGGTGGAGCTGATGCTTATAAGAATATGACATCATGGGCTCAAGCGAATTTCTCTCCTGAAGAAGTCCAAGCATACGATAAAGCTCTAGAGGGTGGTGATTTAAACACTATCAACTTTGCATTACAAGCACTATACTATAGGTACACAGACGCAGTGGGAACCGAAGGAGAAATGATTCAAGGCAAAGCATCTACAGCAGTGGATGGTTTCCGAAGTCAACAAGAAGTTGTCCGTGCGATGGCAGATGAAAGGTATGAAAATGACCCTGCTTATCGTAAGGATGTTTATGATAAATTAGAACGTTCAAACATTAATTTCTAAGGAGAATTAACTATGGCAATGGGTTACGATCCAGATAGCACTTCAAATGTCGCCGATGATGGTGTACTATATGTAGTTCAAGCTGCTGGTAATACATGGGTCAAAGCACCCTATAGAGAACAGGGTAGTGTAGCATCTTATGAGCATGCTAAACTGAACCCCAAAGGTATTGAATCAGTTAATGCCTCACCTCCTAACACAGGAACCGGTGCAACTGGTTTCGATATAACCCCACCTACTACAACTAGACATTTATATACTAGTCAATACGATTAATAACAAGGCGGCTCGATTGTCGAATCAGTGGAAGCCACCTCACACCACGTCCGTTCATTATCCGTCAGCCAGGACAAGTTACCAGCATCGGATAACGCATGAAACCACATCATGGAACGGGGATGTGGTACTGGAGTATTAACAATGACTGTTAAACTTAAGTATCGTGGTGTTGAGTACACAAAAACTATTAAAGAGTAACTTAACATGAAAAGAATTGCACTTGCCCTAGCAGCTTTGACTGCTTCTGCTCCTGCAATGGCTGGCGTTTATGTAAACGTCGAGTCTAACGCATCTTATACAGGCACTGATTATACT